CTCCATCAGGTGTAGAGAAACTTCTATCTGTTGAAGACGATCCTTTGGTTGATCCTACACTTTTAAACCCGGAAGAAAACTACGATATAATTAACATTTGAATTCGTATAAATAGTAAATAACATAATGGAGTACAAAAATGTATAACGAAAATATTAAATCGGTTGTAGACTATGCATTTCAAGATGATGCAGTAAAAATGCGTGATGCATTATACAATGAAATCAACGATAGGATTTTTGATGCTATTGCACAGAAAAAACAAGCTATTGCTCAAAACTTAATTGCACAACATCAACCAGAAACCGAAACGTAATAATGAAAAGCCTAAAAGATTTTCTTCAGAAGGAAATAAAAGAAGACGGTTCTCCTGACGAAAATGGAGATGGTGTTTTGTCGCCGACAGAATTGCACCATCATTTAGATATTCAAAAACGAGGTGTTGTAGACCTTGGTGATTATGCGGCACACATATTGTTTCACTCACATCATCCGGAATACTTAGCTCCTGTTATAGAAACATTTAATGATGTGCAACGATTACATGCGTCTGGCCAAGAAATAAATGCACATGATCCTGTTCTAAATAAATTGAAAGATAATTGTGCATTGATGGCAACATCTAGCCCGGTGATGGAAGGTAAATCGTCACAAACAAGAGAGTTGGATCCACCAGCAGTTTTGATTATGCGTAGAAAATCAGTTCGACAGTTTCCAAATGGACAACGTGTTGCACTTTACTATGTGGATAAAATCAATAAATATGTAACTGTACCATATGAAGACATGCAATGGTCGTCAGCTACAGAAGAAACTATTTTTGATAAAGTCAAACAAGTAAATGAAAGTAAAAAACCTATGGTAGTGGAACACTTGGATGGTTCTGTTACTGAAGTAACTCCACAGATGGCAAAACAAATGATAGAGTTACACAAAAAGATTAATGAAGCAAACAAAGCAAAAATGTTAGATATGCTTGAGGCTTCCGCAAAACATTTTCAAACTATTGCAAAGTTTTCTAAGGAATAAAAATGGCAAACGTATATGGAATTAACGTACTAAAAGATGACACACAACATGCTGTTATCAAATTGACTGCTATGTTTGACGGTTCAGGTCAAGAATCAAATACCTCACGCATCACTGCTAACACACTGTCTGGTGCATTAGCCACTAACGGTTATCTTGTTGCAAATACACAAGGTGGTTCTGCAAACACAACACTACCATATTATGGATTAGCTGTAAACAGAATGTGGTATGATACACCAGGTAATGCTAACACTGATGTTGAATTGTTTTGGTCTGCAACAGCATCGAATACTATATTCTATTTGAATGCAAATGGCGAATATGATGGTTCTGGTAATTGGATTACAATTCCGAATCCTACAGCAGGTGCAGCCGGTTCAAATGGCAACATTGGTATCACTACAAGAGGTATGGGTGCAGGTGATAGTTATACAATCATTTTAGAACTACGTAAAGATAACGCTTATTATCAGCGTGGTCAGTTTAATGATCCTGCGGCATTTAACTACGGTCCAGATTTCACTCTGAGACCATAATGTCACTTGTTGAATGTTTTCTTTCTGGTAACTTAACAGAAGCCAGAAAGTTAATAGACGAAAGATTTAAAGAACTATTCGAACAAAAATTAGAAATAATAAAACTTCGAATAGTAGCAGAAGAATCTGCAAAACTGAATTTGGATGAAGCAAACATTCAAAAGATGGGAAGAACAAAGTTAATACGTGTACGTATACGTGCAGGTAAGGTACAAAGAAGAAAGAAATTTTCAACTGTACCAGGTTACACAATACGTGGAGGTAGAGTTGTTAGAATGTCTTCACAGGAACGCCGTCACCGAAAGATGGGGGCACGTAGAGCAAAGATTAAACTTAGAAGTAAGAAAAATCAAATCTTACGAAAAAGAAAAATATCGTTAAGAAAACGAAAGGCAATGGGTGTAAGATGAAACTTATTAAAGAAATTACCGATACCGTCAGTTATTTAACTGAAGAAGCAGACGGTAAAAAAGTCCTTCATATTGAAGGACCGTTCCTTGTTGCCGAAAAGAAAAACAAAAACGGTCGTATCTATGAATTCAATACATTAAGAAAAGAAGTACATAGATATACTGAAGATTATATCAATAAGCATCGTGCTTTTGGTGAGTTAGGCCATCCTGATTCTCCAACAATCAATCTAGATCGTGTGTCACACATGATTGTTGGCCTCCGTGAAGACGGTAACCAGTGGGTTGGTAAAGCAAAGATACTTGATACACCCATGGGTAACATTGCAAGAAGTCTTATCGAAGGTGGTGCACAATTAGGTGTGTCTTCCCGTGGTATGGGTTCTTTAAAAATGGTCAACGGTGTGAACGTTGTACAACCCGATTTCTATCTTGCCACAGCGGCAGATATTGTGGCCGATCCTTCTGCACCTGGTGCGTTTGTACAGGGAATTATGGAAGGCAAAGAGTGGATGTTAGTAAATGGTGCGTGGACTGAAGTTCATCTTGAAGAAGCAATACAACAAGTTCGTAAGGCTTCACGGAAAGAAATTGAACATGTAAGTTTGCAAATCTTTGAAAACTTCCTTAGAAAACTATAATATTATAAATATCCACATACAAAACCAAGGAGAGTTTTAAATGGTTAAGAAGTTTAATTTATCTGAAGCTGCCGCTGAAATTCTAAACAAAAGCATTTCTTCAGCAAAAAAAGGAACCGAAGGTCCTTCTAGATTACCTACATCGGTAGTCGCAGGACAAAAAGAAGTCGGTGATATTGGTACAGAAGTTACCAAAACAACAGACGGTGGTCCAGACGCCACTAAAGGTGTTGCAACAGCTACACCACCAGGCGCAACACCTCCAGTGGGTGCAGAGCCAATGAAGAAGTTATCCGGTCAACCTGCTGAAAAAGGCTCCGTTGAAGCACCTGAGGGTAAGCCTGGTGTGCAGAAAATGGAAAAGACAAAGGGTGCTGTTGGCATTCAATCTTACGGTGGCCAAAAGAATGAAGAATTCGAAGAAAACGGCGACATGATCGAAGAAGCAAAAGAAAAAGAAGAAGGTCATGAAGACGAAAAAGAAGACAAAGCCATGATGAAGAAAATGATGGCTAAGAAGAACATGAAAGAAGACATTGATGCATTCCTTCAAGGTCAAGACCTATCTGAAGAATTCGTATCAAAGGCTACTACAATCTTTGAAGCTGCCGTTATGTCCCGTGTAGAAGAAATTGCTGAAGAAGTTGAAGCACAACTACATGAACAATACGAACAAGCAGTTGAAGAACTTAAAGAAGATTTCGCAGCTAAGATCGATGACTACCTAAATTATATGGTAGAAGAATGGATGGCAGAAAACGAATTGGCTATCGAATCCGGTCTACGTGCCGAAATCGTAGAAGACTTCATTGGTGGTCTACACAATTTGTTCAAAGAACACTACATTGATCTTCCAGAAGAAAAAGTTGATGTTGTCCAAGAAATGGCTGAAAAAGTCCAAGAATTGGAAGAAAAGTTAAACGAAGAAATTTCTCGTTCAATTGAGTTCAAAAAAGAAATCAATGAACATAAGAAAGTACAGGCCGTGCAATCAGTATGCGAAGGCCTAACGCAGACTCAGGTAGAAAAACTTAAGTCACTCGCAGAGAGTGTTGAGTTCACGACTGAAGACGATTTCACAGATAAACTTAATACATTGAAAGAAGCGTATGCTCCTTCTACTGTTAAGTATGGCGAAATGTCTGCATTACAGGAAGGCGTAGAAGTACCAGAAGACAAACCTTCAAAGGCATCTGGTGATCCTCTAATTAACGCCGCAGTTAATTCAATCTCAAAATCCGTGGCAAAATAAATATACCACATTTAATTTAAAATAGGAGTTACTTAAATGTTACTATCTGAAGAACTAAAGCAAAAATGGCAACCAATTCTGGAACACCCAGAACTAGAAGCTATTAAAGATCCATACAAGAAAGCTGTTACAGCTATGGTACTTGAGAACCAATCTCAAGCCATGGCTTCAGACCGTGCTCAAATGGGACTGATTAATGAAACTACTTCCGGCGGTCCATCTATGGCTACTGGCGGTGGTGTTCAAAACTTCGACCCAATCTTGATCTCGTTGGTTCGCCGTGCATTGCCTAACCTAATTGCGTATGATGTTGCTGGCGTTCAGCCAATGACAGGACCAACAGGTTTGATCTTTGCGATGCGTGCCAAGTATGGTCAAGACAATACAGCCGCAAACAAAGAAGCATTCTATAACGAAGCTAATACCAAGTTCTCTGGTATTGGTTCAGACACCAACCGTTTCGGTTTCGCTAACAACACAACCGGTGACACACTAACTAACCCAGTTGGTAACGGTTTCACTACAGCTAACACATTCACAACTGGTATCGGCATGCCTACGGCTACTGCTGAATACTTGGGTTCAGAAGCAAACACACAGTTTGGTCAAATGGCTTTCTCTATCGAGAAAGTTACTGTTACTGCTCAAAGCCGTGCGTTGAAGGCTGAATATTCTCTAGAACTTGCACAAGACTTGAAAGCAATCCACGGTCTTGACGCTGAAACAGAATTGTCTAACATTCTGTCTACAGAAATTCTAGCTGAAATTAACCGTGAAGTTATCCGTACAATCTACACTGTCGCTAAGAACGGTGCTCAGTACGGTACAACAACTGCTGGTACATTCGACTTGGACACTGACTCTAACGGTCGTTGGTCTGTTGAGCGTTTCAAAGGTCTGATCTTCCAAGTTGAACGTGATGCTAACGTTATCGCAAAAGAAACTCGTCGTGGTAAGGGCAACGTGATGATCGTATCATCTGACGTTGCATCCGCTATGGCTATGGCTGGTGTGTTGCAATACACTCCTGCTCTTTCTACTGATCTACAAGTTGATGACACAGGCAACACCTTTGCTGGTCTATTGCACGGTCGTATCAAAGTGTACATTGACCCATACTTCGGTGGATACACATCCAACCAAGAATTGGTAACAATCGGTTATAAGGGTTCTTCTCCTTATGACGCTGGTCTATTCTACTGCCCATACGTTCCTCTACAAATGGTT